TCAAATGACAATTTTTGATGCAGTACATATGATAGACTTTCATAAGTTGGATTTGGTGACTGCGAACATCAAGAACTATGGTAAGGATTGGAGAGCATCTTTCTTCTTCGGTGCATTCAACATCATCAATCAAATAATGACCAAGAAAACACCATTCGCTATTGGTGCATTCTTTTTGACTAGTAGATACCAGTTTGAAATGCTTGGTGGGTTCCCAAACAAATATGAAACATCAGAAGATTACATCCTCAGTAAGCAATATGATGCTGATAAATTTCAAATCATCCATCATCACTTCGGTCAAGATGAACGCAGATTCAAGAAGTTAGGATACTTGGGAATGATGTGGTATATGATAGTGAACTTCTTTAACAGAAACAATCTAAAACACTTTGAGAAAGCCAAAGTGAACTATTGGGACTGATATGAAACATTACAAAGCCATCATTGTATCTGATGTTCATTTAGGAACAGAAGATTGCAAAGCTGTGGAATTTTTGAAGTTTCTGGAAAATCATCACACAGATATTTTAATCATCAATGGTGACTTTGTGGATGGATGGGCATTGTCCCGTGGTGTTAGATGGAGAGCAAAACACACCAAGGTCATCTCAAAAATACTAGACATTTCCAGAAAGATACCTGTGGTGTGGATACGTGGAAATCACGATGAATTTTTACACGAATTCATGCATATGCATCTTGGTAAGTTGCAAGTGGAAGAAAACTACATCCTCGACTTGGGTGAAGGAAAGAAGTACTTCATCTTCCATGGAGACATTCTTGACGTATTCGTAGCCAAGTGGAAGTGGATTGCTCAGATTGGGGCAAGTGGGTATGAACTGGCGCTTCGTTTAAACACCTGGTATAACAAATGGCGAGCATGGCGTGGATTGCCTTACTACTCCATCTCAAAAGACATTAAGAATGGCGTGAAGGCGGCCGTGAATTACATCACAGATTTTGAAGTGGGTGCTGCTAATCTTGCACGACAAAACAATTGCTCAGGTGTCATCTGTGGTCATATTCATAAACCAGAAGATAGACAAATTGCCGGTATTCATTATGTGAATTCAGGTGACTGGGTGGAGAACATGACGGCAATAGTAATTGATTATGACAATAAAATTGAGGTCAAAGAGTTTCATAAATAATCTAGTCATTATGAGGACTAGATTATGTGGTTATATGAAGATAAAGAATTTACTGAAGTTCCTGACAACATCATTGGATTCGTATATCGAATCACTAACCTTCAGACAGGACGCCAGTACATTGGAAAGAAACTATTCACATTTGCTCGAAGAAAATCCGTTAAAGGAAAACGAAAGCGAGTTCGAGTGGAGTCAGACTGGCGAGACTACTACGGAAGTAACAAAGAACTTCTTCACGATATTGCTACCATCGGAGGAGAACATTTCCAACGTGAGATATTGCATTTGTGTGCCAACAAAGGAAGGTGCAATTATCTTGAGGCAAAGCTTCAATTCCAATATGGTGTGTTAGAGAACCCAGATAAATTTTATAATGATTGGATCATGTGTAAGGTTCATAGAAAACATTTAAAATGATATTACTCACTCTTTTTTCTGCATTATTCATTAGTTCTGTGGCGGCATGGTTTTCCATTGCTGGCCTTATAGCCATTTTCCCTGGCGCACCTGTAGCTGTAGGATTAATGGGTAGTGCTTTAGAATTAGGCAAGCTGGTGGCAGCATCTTGGATATATCGTTTCTGGACCAAGACAAACATCTTGATGCGAACATATTTCATTTCCGCCATTGTAGTGCTAAGTTTCATTACTAGCATAGGTGTGTTCGGATATCTCACACGCGCCTATGCTGAAGGCACAGAAGGATTAGATGCCAACTCAGAACAAATTGCCTTGCTAGATGCACAAATATCCATCGAACAAGACAACGTGAACGTGTCACGCACCACGTTACAACAATTAGACAAAGCAGTTAGTAACTTAAATGATAGTAGTCGGGTTGAACGTGCCATTCAAGTTCGTAACAGTCAACGCCGGGAACGTACAGATTTAAATTCTACAATTGCCACAAGCAATCAAAAGATTGCTGAATTAAAGAAACAAAAGGCAGAATTGAATCTGGGGCAAAGAAAGTTGGAAACAGAAGTAGGACCCATTAAATATGTGGCACAGTTAGTATATGGTGCTGATGATACCAACACCATTGACAAGGCAGTTCGATTGCTTGTGCTATTGTTAATCTTTGTGTTTGACCCATTGGCAATTCTCATGGTGATTGCCGCCAATATGTCCATGAAAAAGGAAGTAGAAAAGACGGTGATACCACCCACAAAGAATTTTGCTGAGGCATTGAACAAGTCGGAACCTGCCACAAAAGTGGAGAACACCACAAATATGGAAATGGATTGGAATCCTGGAAGTTGGTTCCGTATTGTGAAATCCCCCAAGGGTAAGTGATTGAAATATAAGCACTTAGCGGGACTTGACAAAAACAGATAAAATCGTTATATTTCATACATACTCTAACACATGGAGGCTGTATGGATGGCATCACGAAGGAAGGTATTCGCAATCTTCTGCGAAATGCTGTGGTTACCGTCACGTTCACAAAGGCGGACGGAACAATCCGAGACATGAAGTGCACACTCTCTCCTGACTTTCTTCCGGCACAGGAAGTAACCGAGTCGCAGCGTAAGCACAGTCCGGATAGTTGTCCGGTCTGGGACATGGAGAAGGGAGCGTGGCGTTCGTTCCGCTGGGATAGCATTAGCAAGATTTCTCTCCTTGACAAAGAGGTTTATAATGGCTAATCTTCATCTGGTTCTTCCTCCGGCGTCGGAAACTTCCATCATTTCCGAAGAGCCAACTTGGGAAGGTGCTGTGAAGAATTACAATTCTGAAATGCTTCGTGGTTTAAATTGGCATAACTATTGTGCCAATGAGAAAGATTACATGAAGTACATGGAGCAATGGATCCGTGAGTATCGGCCGAATACTGCCAAGAAGGATATTGCTTCATGGCGAAATCATGGTCATATTCGTTCCACCGTGTGTGCTTTGGCAAGGATGCAGCTTCAGGGATTCCCGTTGTCAGCATCTGATAGTCAGCACATTCGGAACTACGTCATGGAGTTTACTGGCATGATGGAGACCAAGGCGCACACGCCGGTTAATGGAGCTACTCCTACGGTGAATCGTCCTAACATTCAGGATAGAATTCGTGCACAAGTATCCTCCATCTTGGCAGACCTTGATGGTCACGTGGATGATGCCTTTGATGGTGTTCTTCCTTCTTCGGATGAATTGGCTGGTAAGATTCTCACACAGAATTTCAAGAGTCCTCAGCTGAAGTTGATTCAGCAGTATCTTCGTAGAAATCTGGCTGAGTGGCATTCTGCTTATGCGGGTGAGGATGACCAACTTGTGGAAGGATATGCCTATGTGGGCAAGAGAAACTTTAAAAAGATTATTGATGTTTTCACTGAGGTGATGAGTCGCATCTCACAGGAACAGACCAAGGTGAAATCCTCAAGGATTCGCAAGAAGAAGCCTGTGGACAAGAAGAAGATGGCTAGCAAGATTCGTTTCAAGGCGGAGCATGAAGGCATCAAGTCCTGCAATCCTGTGGACATCATTGGTGCCAACATGGTCTGGGTGTATGACACCAAGAAGCGCCGTCTGGGATATTATGAGGCTGAGGTGAAGGATAGTTTGTATGTGAAGGGTCCCAAGATTTATGGATTTGGCACCACGTGTGAGAAGATTCTTCGCAAGCCTGAGGAACAGCTGGCTGAGGTGATGAAGCTGCGAAAGAATCAGACCGTGAATTGGTTTGACGGCATCAAGGCGAAGTGTAAGGAGTTGAAGGGACGTACCACTACTGACCTACTTATTGTGAGGATTGACTAATGAAGCCCAAGGATAGATTTGATTTAGAGCAGGAAATCATGAACTGCTGGCGAGTGACCGATGATATTGATTCTGTGGCACATTTTGCTGGTCAGATAAACCTTGATGCCAAGGATCAAGATGCTTTGTTGAACATGCTACTCGGCTTAAAGCAGTTGTATCATGTAAAGTTTGAAATTCTATTTGACACGTTCGAGGAGTTGGTTCGTGCTGGTGAGTTGGATGCCAACTTAAAGAAGTTTAATTGGAAGTGGCCCGAAGAGGAAACCTATGATAATAGTTGATTATAGTCAAACAGCAATCAGCACCTTGATGGCGGAGCTTCGTGGACGCACTGATGCAGAAATTAGTGCGCCATTGATTCGCCACATGATTGTGAATGCATTGCGTTCATATAAGAACAAGTTTGGTAAGGAGTTTGGCCAGCTTGTGATTGCCTGCGACAATAAAAAGTATTGGCGTAAGCAAGTGTTCCCATATTACAAGGCGAACAGAAAGAAGGCGCGAGATGATAGTGGCTTTGATTGGCATGCCATTTTTGAGGCATTGAATCAAATCAAGCAGGAACTGGCAGAACATTTCCCATATCCTGTTATTGAAGCCGACACGGCTGAGGCAGATGATATCATCGCTTCGTTGGTGTTCTATTCACAGGAAAATGATTTAATTCAAGAAGGCTTGGACATGGTGCCACAGCCTGTGTTGATTCTTTCTGGTGACCATGATTTCGCACAACTTCAGCGATATAAGAATGTCAAGCAGTATAGCCCTATCCATAAGAAGTGGGTGAAGGCAGATGCTTCACCTGATGAGATTGTCATGGAACATATTCTGATGGGTGACAAGGGAGATGGTGTTCCCAACTTCTTGTCTGCTGATGATGTGTTTATATCTGGTGGTCGGCAGAAGCCTATTCGAAAGAAAGATTTGGAAACATGGAAGAAGCAGAAGATTGAGGATTGGAATGGTACACCCCATGAGGCAAACATTAAGCGTAATGCTCAATTGGTGGATTTGCGATATATTCCAGAAACGATTCAAGGATGTGTTATAAATAGTTACACAGCACAGAAAGATGTGCGTGACAAGTCTCAACTATTGAACTATTTTATTGCACATAAGATGAAGAATCTTATGGAGCACATCACGGAGTTTTAACATGGACAATTTGAATGTAAAGATGCTGTTGAATGAAAAATTGGATTGGATTGCCAAAGGTGCTTCACTTCAAGAACAAGTGGAACGCACCAAGCAAGTTGCCAAGATTGATTCAACATTTGCACCATTGATGCGTATGGCAGTATTGGAAGCTGAAAAGGTGGTGGGTATGCCTGTAGGGATGCCAGACACCTATAAGCCAGACACTAGCATGCCTGATGGTTTTGCCAACACGGATGCACGTGCTGAATTCCGTAGAATCAAGAATTTTCAAGCAGGCGGTAGCATGCAAAAAGTACCAAGTCATCAACGAGAAAAACTTTGGGTGCAAATGGTGGAAGGTATGCACTGGAAGGAAGCCAATGTCATGATACACATCAAAGACCAAACACTTCTTCAAATTTACCCAAACATGAGACAAGTGTTGACAGAACTAGGTGCCAAGATTACATTACCTGAAGTAGCAGAAACAACAAAAAAGAAAAAGCCCAAGAAGTCGTAAGTTGTTGATTTAGAAGAACTTACCCTGGGGCTTGACAAATGAGTCCCAGGGTGTTATATTTAATATATACTGCTGATTGATAACTGATGTATTCATGCCGCGTTCTTCTATCGGCTAGGAAGCCGGACTTTCACTCCGGTAAGACGGGTTCGATTCCCGTACGCGGTACTATTGCCCTATCGTCCAATGGCAGGACAGCAGACTTTGGATCTGCGAATCTACGTTCGAGTCGTAGTGGGGCAATGCAGTGCGATTGTAGTTCACATTTAACCAAGGAGTCTTTATGAAGACCATGTTTGTTGCTGCTGTTGCTGTATTGATGTTTACTGCTTGTGCCAAGAAGGCAGATGAAGTTCAACCTGAGTCTGCTGCTCCTATTCAGGCCGAGACTGTATCAGCTCCTGCTGATAGCTCTGTGAAGCCTGTTGAAGGTCCTGCAGCCAAGTAAAAGATAGATTGTTGTAGATGTGGTTTATCTTATAAAATGGGTGTGATAATGATGAGCAAATCACACGCCTACTCATCTAGGAAAGCGGCTCCGGGAGGCGGGTCGCCGCATCATACAACAGTCATAAGGGCCTGTAGCTCAGCTGGGAGAGCGCCTGATTTGCATTCAGGAGGTCATCGGTTCGATCCCGTTCAGGTCCATACATCGTCGGTCACTGAGGGCATTGGGAAATTGTCCTATACACTTGGATCCGCTGAAAACGAGCGGGGAGTCTGGGTGCAAGTCAACCCCAATGAGCGACCTGAGCCGACTAACTCGGAGAAATATCATGGATGGTAGTGAAAAATTAATTTGGGAAAAAGAAGGTGTACGTATTGCTAATCTTCCTTTAGAACAATCTTGGATTATGCATGTTTGGGAAGATAAGTTGATGGAAATTCTTGCCAAGAAAGCTACTGAAAATGGTGGAGATATTCTAGAATTAGGTTTTGGTATGGGAATATCAGCAACTTATGTTCAACAACAGAATATAAAATCACATACTATCATTGAAGTGCATCCGGAAATGTATGAAAAGGCAGTTGAGTGGTCAAAAACAAGACAAAATGTTACTGTATTATTTGGTTCATGGCAGGATGTGATTCCAACTCTAGATAAAAAATTTGATGGAATACTTCATGATACACATGCAGATGATTACTCAAACTTTTTGTTGACAATAAAAAATATTTGTAAGGAAGGTTGTGTAGTTTCTTTTTACAAAAACAAAACATATAATGATGGGTTTTTTGATATTTTAGAAGTAAAAGTGGATGAAGTGTGTGATGTAAATAATTCGCCATATTTGTATCCACGCACAGAAAATGAAGGAAGCATTTTTAAAAATAATACATATAAGATTAAAAGTGTGTATTATCGTCAAGGAATGTTTACAAAACAAAAGTAACTTGGGTGGTTAGCTCAGTTGGTTAGAGCATCTCGTTTACACCGAGAGGGTCGGGGGTTCGAGTCCC